GGACCACGCAATTGTTCCGGATGCGCCCCTGAGAAAATGGTGGCTATCGCTCCGTTCGGCCATTCTACACGTCGCTTGGAGGGATAATAAGTCGGTATAAACCAAGGGGGACTAATAGTAAGAATCCCAGACTCCCCTTGAATCATGACATCCCTCGCATCAGCTGGCGTGGGGGCTACGAGAGCCAATCTCTTTACCCTACCTGATCGGACTTGATCAATGACATACTCAGCCCCCGTGCGAGTCTTTCCGAAGCCACGTCCAGCAAGCAGGAGCCATGTCCGCCAGTTTCCTGTTGGTGGTAGCTGGTTTGGCCTTGCCCAAAACTCCCAACTATAAAGGATATTATTTGCTTCCTGATCGGATAGACCGTCTAGTAATTCTTTTCTTTCATGAATTGGAAGTTGACTTATAAGGATGGCTAAACTCTTGTCCAACGTGCGTCTGCCTCCTTATTTTCTTACGAATAATGAATGAAAAACCGTTTACTTTAATGAGTTAACGAGGTAACATGTGAGTGTATTAGAAATTAATACTAAATATGACAAATTAAGGGGATATGACAACAATGAAAAACATCCAGCCAACCGAATATGAAGTAGAAAAGGGTATAAATTGGTATATCACGAAAGAGCAAATCACCTTTTTACAACATTTAATGACCTCCTGCCCTATCAATCTCGCAAAGGAATATCCGCACGAATTCCTCGATATCCCAGAGGAGCTAGAACAATTACGACTTGAGCTAATTGACCAAGAATCTAAATAAAGAAATTCCCTAGCCCTTCGGGGCTTTTTTCGTTCGTCCAGCTTTATTCGTCTCCATTGTGTCTGTTCGCCTAATTCCCTTGCTGTTTCCTGCATTCAGAGCTATGGTGTCACATGCAAGAACAAATAGAAGGGATGATGCTAAATGAAAGAAACGGCAATGACTGACTTCAATTTCCTTGAATGCGAAAATTACCAAGAGCTGACCAAAGCCATTTACGATGAGGACTATGACGGATATATCTTCCGAGACCTCACCATCGTACACGCCAAGAATGATGCGAGTGGCATGATTATTCTAAAGTCAGGTATCCCGATAGCTATGTTTGAACCTCATCTAATGGGTCAAGGAAATCTCCTCGCCATTATAGAATGTCTTTAATTTCTAAAAGGCTATCTCACGCCCTAGCTTGTAAACTAGCTAGGGCTTCTCTTCTCTCTTCTTTGCCAATTGCTCCAATCTCTCAACCAACATTTGTTTCGGGCTAGATACCTCGATAGGATTACCATCCTTACCCGATATCTCGTGTTGAGTCCTCCGCCCCCACCTAGCTGGATACTTCCGCTCTAATCGCCATGCCGCCGCCTGCCAATTTGTCTTGGCTGACTGTGCAATCAAGGCCACGTCCCTCATTTCTGCCTCGGACATAGCTTTCTCCACTGCCACTGCAAACTTCCTATACTGATTATTGGTCGGTGCATTTGCTCCCCTTTTCAACCAGTCATAGAGCGTAGACTTGTGAATCCCTGCGAAAGCCGATGCCGTCTCGATATAATTCCCCATTCGTAAAGCATCACAAATTTTCCGTTGTATATCAGGGGTCAACTTGCTTGTACCGATGGGTCGTCCTCTTCCTTGGTTAGACACCTTCCCCTCCTCCTTCATTTTCTGAAGCTATCTATTATCTATATTCATCCTCTTTCCCATCTCATAGATAATAGGAACGGCAACTGCATTACCAGCCTGCCGATATAATTGAGTGTCTGATATACCTGCTTCCTTTGCCCTGTCAAAAGCCGAATCAGGGAACCCTTGCAATCGCCAACACTCTCGTGGAGTAAGCTTACGGATTCGATAATTTCGGTCCTGAACAATATCCCATGTATGCTTAGCGTCGAGTGAACTTCGCCCACCCGTTCTAACTGTTCGTGAGATACTATCGCCACTAGAAAATACAACACCATGGCGGTCTTGAGCAGTAAGTGTAAACATGGGTTCACCCGATTCTTTCATCCGACGACCATTTTGTCTTTTTATCTCTCGATCTGGTGTTAGAATAGGTCTCACTTCCATCACACCCGTCCTTGCTCCATGGTCATCAATCCCTTTGTGATAGCTGGCATCCAGACAGGTGAATGAGCTCCTTGAAACAAGGTTGCCTTTATTCTTAGTAAACAAATATAACCCCGTATTCGCTCCTGATCCTCCTCCAGATGAATTTAAAGAACAGGATAAACCAGTCGGATCGTATACCCTCGCTCCTTGTCGACCACCTATAATTTGTTGGAGAGTAACTTCTGTGTTTGCTCTCTCGATAGGAAATACTTTTCTGGTACGTCTACCTCTAAGATGTCCCACAATAAACACTCTCTGTCGATTTTGGGGGACTCCAAAGTTTTTTGAGTTGAGAAGTTGCCATTCACAGTCATACCCAATTTGGTCCAGCTCAGAGAGGGCACAGAGGAAGTCCCATCCGCCGTTGATCGATAAAAAATTCCTAACATTCTCAGCGATGATATAGGAAGGGAGTCGACTGGAATCTTCTTTTTTGATCTTTCGAAGAAGCTCTGTAACTGTGAAAAACAGGCTTGATCTATCTCCTTTAAATCCAGTTCTCTTACCAGCCACGGATATATCTTGGCAAGGGAATCCAAACGTCCAGCTGTCTGCTTTTGGGATGTCTCTATAGTCGACTGTTCTGATATCATCATGTGTCCACTCTCCTTCTGGTTGATGGATCGCTTGATAGGATTGCCGAGCAAATTTATCCATTTCAATCCAACCTACTGTTTCGTGTTCTGCTTGCTCCATTCCAAGTCTAAATCCACCAATTCCCGAAAATAGATCAAGTACTCTCATTTGTGGGTACCTTTGCTTTTACTGCGTTGGAATAATTATCTTCCCCCGATAATCTAGTCGCCTTCTGTCCAGTGAATTCTTCCCATCTTCGAATAATCACATCGCAGTAAACTGGATCTAACTCCATCCCATAACAAACTCGATCCGTTTGCTCTGCGGCTAGTAATGTGGAGCCTGATCCAGAGAATAAATCAAGTACAATCCCCCGTGGCTTACAGGAGTTTTGGATAGCCTTCGCTGGGATCGCAATGGGCTTCATAGTTGGATGCTCACCATTTCGATTTGGCTTGTCCACTTCCCAGACGGTCGACTGCTTCCGATCTCCATACCAGTTATGTGATGCTCCAGATCGCCAACCGTACAGAATCGGTTCATGCCTCCAATGGTAGTCGGATCTTCCAAGTACGATCATGTTTTTCACCCATATCAAGCATTGCTTTAACTCCCAGCCCGAATTCTTTAAGGCATTCCGGAAGTTAACCCCCTCCGTATCAGCATGGCAAATGTAAATGCCGCCCCCTTCTTCGGTGACGGCACACATGTTTGAGAATGCGTGATATAAAAACTGGTAGAATTCATCATCGTTCATAGAGTCATTTTGGATAGTGAGTGCTTCCGATGTCTTACCCGTGTACGAAACGTTATATGGCGGATCAGTAAAGACCATATTAGCTCTCTGGCCATCCATCAGCTTCGTTACATCATCAATCATAGTGGCATCCCCACACATCAAGCGATGATTACCTAGTAACCAGATATCACCTGTTTGTGTGACAAGATCATCAATCTGATCTATAGCTTCTTCCTCATCAAAATCATCCTCCTCTGGCTCCATACCCGATAGAAAGTCACTCAGGATTTGATCGACTTCTTCTTCGCCAAAACCAGTCAAGTCCATATCTATCCCTGACAACTGTATATCATCCAATAGGCGTGCGAGCTTATCAAAATCCCAATCGCCACCTACTTTATTCAGACCAATATTCAATGCCTTCTCTTTTTCTTCGGTCAGATCGACTACCGAACACTCCACTTCGGTAACTCCCTGCTCAATCAATACTTTCAATCTCTGATGACCGCCAACTAGGTTACCCGTTTGGGAGTTCCAAATCAGAGGTTCAACAAAGCCAAATTCCGCTATTGATTTCTTCAGCTTCTCATACTCCGGATCCCCCGACTTTAGATCGAGTCTTGGATTGTATGTAGCTGGGTTGATCTGGTTAATCGATACACTTTGTATTTTCACTTTTTATCACCTATAAAAAATGGCCAAGCCCTTAGACTCGACCAAATTGATATATATAACAAGGGGAAACAAACATGATTTGATACTATTTCGCACTTACTATCTTATCGTGATTTCACTATCATTTGATGCCGAATTACTGCCAAAAAACTGCCAGTTTTCCGACCATATCCATCTCCATAACTATATAGGCATCGGAAGTTATATTTGCATTCAGACAAACTTCAGACCAAACTAAAAAAGCAAGCCCGAGGGCCTGCCTAAAGTTAAAATATATAGCTCTAATTTATGCATCCAGTCCTTCTATATAGTCCGGGAATTCCTCTGCCATAAAATCATATACATCTCCATTATTATAGTGTAGATAGAAAGGAAATTTTGATTCCTTCCCACCTACTTCATTAAAACACTCTTGGAGAAAAACTGGTATATAGTCTTTGGTGAAAGAGTCAATGTCATCTACTAGATCCATATCTTCTCTTATTTCGGCTCTAGATAGTCCAGACATCGAGCTGATCCCAAATCCAACTAGATCATTATCAGGTTCACCATGGGCATTCTTAAAGAGCTGGTGTCCCCAATCCCCCATAGCTGAAACAGCTACACCAAAGTCTCCACTATGTCCTTGTAAATCCAAAAGAAAAAATTTGGTATCCGGATGATAGGGATACTCATGAATTATAAACTTGAAGTGGTTGAGAACTTCATCTCGTGATTCACGAATTGATTTAGTGACTAGTTCTTTCATCTCTTGTTCCATTCAGTTACCTCTCCTTAACGATTATGCCCACCCCAAGTTGGACGTCCTCCAGTATGTCTTACAGCACCATGGACTTTCGACTCCACTAACTGCATTCTACCCTCACTCTGGTTGTGATGCCATGTATAACCGACTGGATCTTCTCCCCTCTTTATCCATTCTCGATTAGCTCTTGAGAATTCCTCTTTCATATCTCTATCAGTTGCTAATCTTTCCTGAAAGCTTTTTGACCCTTTACCAGAAATGATATCATTAAACTCCGAATCAGACATTTTTTGTTTCAGAGTTGGATTATTGGTCAAGAACGTGTTTAGTTTTTTCCCACCGTTTGTATTTCTATCTCCTACACCATTGTTTAAAACATCAAAGAGGGTGTCATCAATTTCTTTTTTTATATTCTCATCTCGCTCGATATCTTTTGACACTCTTTTCGAAAGCAATTTAAATTGTTGAGGATCTGAAAGTAAATATTGATCCACACTTAACTGTGATTCATAACCTGTCCACTCAGCGAAGTCAGGGAATCCACTCTCATCAAAAGGAACTTCATAGTTTTTACCATTCACAGTGATGGGTGCCTTAGAACCTGCAAACTCTGATTTTAAAATAGCTCGTTCTGTTTTGCCATCGTAATATGTTATATACTTCTTGCCGCCGTTCTTCTCAACTATCTTACCCATATTGGGATCAGGAGACCATGTTTTATTTGATGATGGTTCATTTCCGTATTTTTCTACGTTCTGTTCTTTTATACGCTCACGTATGTATGGATCTACTTCGGCAATCTTGTTTGTTTTCCCAGACCCATCAGGTAACTTTATATCGCTATCCTTGCCTACATGACAGTCAAACAATTTGGCCAGAGGTAACTGAATGGAAGCCACATAATGCCCTGTATCCTGCTGTTGTATGGCTACACAGTCCTTGAACTTCATTAATAATGGCTCGATCTTCGGCCAAGCAAATGTAAGCCCTGTTACTGCAACCGCACCGGCTGTCGTGGTAGCAAGGATTCTCTTGCCACTACCGAATAGATTATCGCCGAATGACTTTACTTTGTCACCCAACCCGGTTAATGAGTCAGAGATTGCATCAAAAGCTTTACTTGTTAAAGGAAACTTACTAGAGAGGCCACCTGACTTCGAAACAACATTGCCTGCCTTCCCTGCTTTATCTACACCTTTCAACCCAAGAAGTTGTGAAAATGCATATCCGAACCACTCTGAACGAGATTTCCCATCACCGTTGATTACCATACGATCCCATGACTCGGTTATCTCTTTCCAGATCCCTCTCGCTGCATTGGATATATTATCCCAAACTTCGCCCGGGTGTGTAGCCCAATGCTTGAGCTTGTCCCATGACTCCCTAGGGTTTAGAATGACATATCCTAGGAGTCCTACAGCTCCTAGCGCTAAGTCAAAGACCCCGATGAGCATGTCTGCCAATCCTCGTAACACACCTTTAAGGAAGTATGCTGCCCATTCCAACACTTTTAACATTGGAAACTGCTTCTTTAATATGGCCCATGCTAAGGTAACACCAGCCCCGATTGTCAATCCCCATTCCCATAAAGTATCCTTAATACTTTTGATTTTAGCACCTAGATCGTCCAAGATATTATTTACATCATCCCACAGCTCACCGCACCAATCCGTGAAACCATTCCACTTGTCACTAACCCAATCTCCTGCTTTGTCCCACCACGACACCTTGGTCTCGGGTTCACCCGCAAGATCGGTCGGGAAATGAGAGTCAATTTTGATGTTGTCTATATTGAAATCAACTGCTTGCACAGTCGTCCCATTTCCTGCAATTCCTAATCCCAATACTAATAAAGTGATCATCATAATTAATATAAATTTCATTGCTTTGTTTCTCATAGATGTTATCTCCCCCCAACTCCAGCAAAAGAGGGCAGTTGGATACCTGCCCTCATCGGTTTACATGCTCTATATGAATATATTTATCTTATATTATATAACAAAATTGAAGTTTTTTCACTATTTAATAATGAATAATAAGATTGTGTATCTTTTAAATTATAGCCACTTCTTATCACCTATTCGTGAAAATGGATAGTATCATGTCAAATGAGATTTAAAGTATATGCTATCTTCTCGATTGCCCCTCTCTTAACCCGATAATAGCTCCGCTTGCTCCAACCGATCCGATCACACACAACCTCATCATTCATTCGTATACGAGTGAAGTATCGCTCTTCTACCAATTGCCTCTCGTCCTCATTTAATATTTTCAAAGCCTGCTCAATCCTCTTTAACTCCAATTCTTTCTCTGCCCGTTGCACCGCATATTTCTCTGTGCTTGATATGTATTCTTTCTGACCTCCGTGCATGGGTTCACCATAGTTAGAGGTGCAAGAAGGATATTGATATCGAAGATCCTCTACAGCTACTTTTAGGATAGGATACTTTCTAAGTCTGCGTTCCACTTCTTTCCGATAACTTGGTTTTCTCACTCACCTCTGCACCTCCAGAAACCTGTAAGCCTTAACTAGCAATCTGAACCCAGACCTCTACCCGTTCATCGTCTTTATGATCCACAAATACTTTCTCCGTATCTTTTGTATATCTCACTATATATCGGTCATCCTCGTACACAAGCCGATTGAGTGCGTCCTCGATTCCCTTTACATAGTTAGATAGATCACCATCTAGACCGCCTTTGAGGTATACCTTGCAGCCGAACTCAATCGGGACTTTCTTCGGGATGCATTGCCAGTTCTCTCTTGCCATCGCTTGCCTCGCATATAGCTGGACAATCTCTTGATAAGCTAAGTATCTCTGGGCATCTGTCCTCACGTATTTTCCCCGACGTGTCATTCTTGTGTAAGGAACAGCTCGTCCCTTAACCGTGAAATGTAACATGCCATCCCTCCACTCACCACATGCCCCGTTCTTTCATCTTCTTTTGTATTCGTATGTATTGCACAAAGCTCATCGTACAGGCTGTCAGCCCTCGCTCATTCTTCACCAGAGAGAAACGGATTATCTTGATAATCCGCCCCTCGATGAATTCGTGTCTCTAGCTCTTCATATCGCTGTTGTAATTCAATATTAGTCATAATCTATAGCTCATCGAATCGTTGAATCCAGCCTTTAAAGGCATAGCGGAATTCATTTACTCCGATGTCCCGTCCCTTAGCTATTACCGATTGAATTACTTTCGCTCCCATGTGGTCTCTACCTGGATCGGTATCCTCTGGATCTTCCCAGAGAAATTCCACCAGATCGGCATCTTGCTCGATTGAACCCGACTCTCGCAGATGCTCAAGTGATGGTTTAATTGCCTTTTTCCCTTCTCTGCTCATCTGGCATAGCAAGATTACTGGGCAATCGATCTCTATGGCTAGATGTTTCGCCGCTTTGGTTACCTCCCCTACCGCCTGTGCCCTTGTTTCGCCCTTCTTGGTGGGGATGTTCATGATCCCCAAGTAATCCACAAAAATGGCTCCAATACGTCCGTGCTTTCGTTTCTGCTGTCTGGCTACTGCTCGGATCTCATCAATGGTCACATTTTTTGCATCGGCTATGGAGATCGGGAGCATTTCTAGCGCATCATAGCCTTCTCGTAAGTGCTTCATATCACCCTCCGATAGGTTCTTAAGGCGAATCCGATTCGCACTCACCCCTGTCAAGCTGGATAACATACGGTTAAAGAGCTGTGGGCGTTTCATTTCCTGTGACCATACTAGACATTGTCCTTTACCCTGTGTGGCGATTCCTTGGATCATTTGCAACATCTTTGCTGTTTTCCCAACCGATGGTCTGGCGGCCAGTATGTATAGCCAGCCTCGCCCTAGTCCGCCCATCCATTCATCAAACTTAGGGAATCCCGTATGGATTAAGTCGTCTTTCCGAGCGAGGTAATCAAAGTATTCTTGGCGAGCATCTGTAATCGAGACGAGTTCGCCATTTCCCTCTGGTCTAATGGAATCCGATAGTCTTTCAATGGCTTGTAGCATATCCTCTTCTTCGGAAAATTCTCCCTCAGTTGCGATGGATGTTATCCGATCTCCTAGCTCGATGATTCGTCTCTTTACAGCATGACGATGTACAATTTCAGCGTAGTGTTTTGCATTGTGTACAGTAGGTGTAACGGATGCTAGCTCCGTCATATACGTTACTCCACCTGATTGATCCAGCTTTCCGTATGTCTGCAATCGATCCGTGAGGGTAACCAAATCAATCGCTCGATCACTCTCGTGCATGTGCTTCATGACGGTGTAGAGAATTTGGTGCGCTCGAATGGAAAAGTCCCTCGGCTCTAGCTGTATAGCCAGATCATCCATTACTCTGTCATCTAGCAAAATCGCACCGAGTATGGATTTTTCAGCGTCCGCCTGTCTAAAGTCGATATTCGTGTAAGTCATGTAACTCTATTCCTCCGCTCAGCCATTTTTCGAGTAAGTCTCTGTCTGCTTCTGGATCAAATCCAGCTTGGACAAATTGTCCTACTGCCTTCTGCGTATTAAAGCTCTTGATCTGTTTTTTCTCTCTCTCGTCTTTCAGGCTAACTACTTGAGCTGGTTGACTCTTTCTAGCTTTGTGAGCCTGTAGCTGATCGAATTGCGCTCGTAGTTTACTAGCTGACAAAATATTGGCTTGCCAGAAAGGATCAGCTGTAGTGAAATCAATTACATCTCGTATTTCCTGCTTGGTTCGTTTGTCTAGCTCTACCAGCTTTCGAAACTCATCTGCCCATCTGCTTAGATCATCTGGGGTTCTTGCATTGGGCTTCCAAGAGAGGATTTGCTTTTGCAGATACTGTGCCATTTTCATATAGGGGGATTCATCGTCGTAAACGTTCTGTTTGCGACTATAATCTTTTTTATCTTTTTTCTTTTCATTCTTTACATTCTTGTTAGGTGTTAGCTGATTGTTAGACGTTTGTTGATCGCTTTGTTGATCCTCTTCTGATGAAGATTGGTAAACCTCCCAATTCACTAGGGTTATAAGCCTTCCCGTCTTTGTTGATTTGTTTGTTAGAAATCCCCACTTTTCTAATTTCAACAATGCCGTTCTGATGCTCTGAATTGACACATCATTTCCACAGTTTTCCTTGATTTTTTCAAGGGATGTAACTACTTGTCCAGACTTTACAGTAAATATTTCTCCCTTGAATTCCCATTGATTGTCCTTATGGTTTACCATGAGAAGAATCGCAATAAATACATCTCTTTGCTTGCTATTCAGCTGTTTATACAGGTCGCTTTGGCATAGTTTTCTATGCAACTTAATCCAACCATCCATACTCTCACCTGCCGTATTATGAGGTTATATATAGATAGGGAGACCTTGCCCCTATCTATATGTATAAAGCTCTACACTCCGCTATCAGTAGCCCCTAAAAGGCTTCCGTGTCTATCTGTCGCATATAACCGTTGATCGCTTCCAATTAGGCTATAGTACTTATTACCAATTTTAAGCATGTGTTCGGATTGGGACTTGTTCCAATCATCCTCATAACGCTTTCTGTACGGTGTATGTTTCCGTGGTCGATATCTCATCCAGATCTCCTTCCAGCATGCTCTTTGCTTCATCAATCATGAATCTCATATCTGTAAACTTTCTGGATACAAGGCTCAGTAATTCCTGCTCACTATATTGAAATTGAACAAGTGCATCGCCTGTTCTATAAATCTCGTCTTCTAAGGCCTCTAGTCTAGCCTTCAGCAGGCTCATCGACATCGTCTGTACCTCCTGCTGTTTCTTCTTCAGGCTGGTTGTAAAATGCTTGTTCAAATTTCTTGAAGCTAAGAGGAAGAGTAGAAGGTAGCTTACGTCCAAACGCATGCTCTGTTCGATCTCCAGCCTCCCAACTTTCATCAGGTTGTGTTCGAATCACTCTTATAGATCCCTCATTCGTCCTAACACTTTCCGCATATAGAATAATATCGACCATTCCGAGCACTATATCTCTACCGGATCTAGGGATGGACGGAACTGCTTTATTGATCGTGGACACTCTGGTTTTGACTTCAGAAGACTCTACGTGACTAGTGAACACCAGTCCATAAGGGAGTAATGAAAGCTTTCTGATTACCCTAAAGAACTCATCTTTAATCAATTGCCAGCCTTTACCGAATCCTAGATCGCTCTCGTGCTGAATCCCCTGTTTTTCCTTAATAAATTCGGCACAACATTTCCAGAGGTTGTCGACCGTATCGATCACAATTGTTTTAAAGGGATGGTTGCCCTTGCTGAGTTCTCCACACACTTTGACGAACGTTTGCCAATCAGGGACTTTCACCTCATAGCAGGAAAGTGCCTCTAGTCCAGGCTCCGTTGCCAAGAATAGGGGGTTGTCCATCCTACTACAAAAAGTAGATTTACCAATTTTCGGCTGACCGTAGAGTAAAATGGAGTAATCTTCCAACCTCTGTCTAGGCTGAGTTTTCTCTGTTGGTAATAACACAAATATGTCTCCTCTGTATTCAGTTGTCTAAAGATCGTTTTTCTGGTATCCTAGTCATACATTTGTTTTTCAAATTGTTGATTTAAAAGCTCGCTTCTGCAAAAGCGAGTTTTTTTATGTCCTCATTCAACCGCTCCACTCCTTCCAAGAAAATTGCTCTCTTAGGTATGTAACTTTTTTGTACCATTCCCTCCGGGCAGTCACATGATATACTCCGTTCCTCGCACAAGCAAGTCTTTCTTTGCTTATGAAGACACTTCTTCTTGTTGATCCAACCACTGGAAAAATGAGTCTCTTTGTACCCTCTTCAGGCGGCCTTTACGAATCAACGGAAAACCTGCTTCCTCCATCATTTCATATGCTTTCTGTATCGAAAATTTCATGATGGAAGCTATATCTTTCGGTCTTAAAATCAAGTCATATTCCTCAACTTTTTTCATAATGCTTCTTCTCCTTTCCAGTTCCGCCACTTAAAAGCGTAAAAGTATAGAAGGGTATCAACATCCACCTCTAAAGTCTCCGCCAGCTGATATATTTTTTCGTAAGGTGTTCTCCTTCGTCCTCCTTCAATATTTGAATAGAATGCTCTTGAAACTCCTACTAGCTTAGCCACCTGATTCTGCGTCAACCCCACCTTTTTGCGATGGAACTTTAAAAAGTCCTCTATATTATCCATTTAACCCTCCTATAGTCTCCTTAATGGAGATTACTTTATTATTCCCTATTCAATATATACCGTCAATCAACTATATACAGGTAAATAGAACCAATTACAATATTGTAGTTCCCATATGGAGCATTGTATTGTAACATAACAGAGACACAGATATAGAGAAGGTGAAACAAGATGGACATTTTTGGGCAACGTCTTAAAGAACTACGTTTAGCTCATGACTTAACGCAAGAACAAGTAGGCGATCTTTTAAAATTGAGCCGAAAAACCATTCATGGATACGAACAGCAAGGAAAGATCCCCCGTGAACGTACTTCCATAGTAGGGATTGCTCGCATTTTTAATATATCGCTCGACTATCTTTTCGGTGTCATTGATGAGCCAAAGCCAATTAAAGAAGAATCAATAGACGAGAAGCTAGCAAAAGATCCATACCTGCAGAAAATCGTGTCAGAAATTCAATCTAATAAGCGTCTGCCAGAAGAACACAAACTACGCATCATAGAGGCAGCATACGCTAGTTATAGAGAATCGTACGAGTTAGAATCCCCATCTAAAAAAACACAAAAGGAGACATAACATATGATACATTCATTTTATAAAGTGCTTGCACAATATGTAGGTTGGGAAAAAGCTCTAATAATTAAAGAGCTTACTACTGCTTTAGCAAGCTCTTTCGCTACCCTTTTATTTGCTGCATTGTTTTTTAGCTGGATATTTATACGAGCAAAAAAGCACTCACTCGATAAGAATGTAATTACACAAATTCAACCATTCCAAGGAAAGCCCGTAGGACATTATTCAATCCGCAATGTTCCACATGTTATTCAAGCCTTTGATGTTCTCATTTGCGTTATTAGAACAATTGTTTTAAATAAAGTAGTTACTGTAAAAAACATTAAACGATCACGATATGTGTTTTTTGGTGCAGTTTTATTTATGTTTCTATTTATATCAATAGCAATCTCAACATCTACAACCTTGTTTCTTATATAAACATAATTCATTTTAACAAAGCTGATGATTCCTTTATTTAAAGGCAATCATTAGCTTTACTTTTAGCAACACAGTGTTTAGTGTGTCTAAGCAGGAGCACTTAACATGATTAATAACATGGAGGTAAATAGAAATGAGAGGGTATATTCGCAAACGGGGCAACACATATTCATTCACAATCGATATAGGTAAAGATGAACAAGGAAAAAGAATCCAAAAGGTCGTAGGAGGATTTAAAAAAGAAAAGGAGGCTGAATTGGCTTGCGCCAAAATGATTACTCTACTTGAAAATGGAGGGTATGTTCATCCTAGTAAAACAACATTAGGGGAATATCTAATTGAGTACATGGAAAATCATTCGAAGCATGAAATACGAGCATCCAGTTTTCAAACGCAGATGATTATATTAAAAAAACGTATTATACCAGCAATAGGAACGATAAAACTTCAGAAACTCACTCCATTGATTATCCAGAAATTTTATACCGAGATTCTAGAACAAGGATTCAAGGCCACATATGTCAAGAGCATGCATGCAATTTTGAAGAAGGCACTTAAAAGAGCATTTGAGTGGGGGATGATTGAAAAAGATATTGCATCACTCATTAAATCACCTCGCATCCCATCACCAGAAACAACCATCTGGACTAGGGACGAAATGAACAAATTTCTCTCCATAGCAAAGGAACGAAAATTATATGTTGTATATGTTTTAGCAATCTATACAGGAATGCGTAAGGGTGAAATACTAGCACTGAAGTGGAAAGACTGTGATCTTGATCAAAGAGAAGTAACAATAAATAAAACATTGACTCTAGTAGATTACCAGCTTGCCTTTGACGATCCAAAAACTACACGCTCTAAAAGGATTATTTCCTTACCAGAATTTGCTGCAACTTGCCTCAAGAGACATAAAGCACAGCAAAATCAAGATAAGTTAAAAATGGGGACAGGGTATAAAGAGAACGATTTAGTTGTAGCAACAAATGAAGGAAACCCTTTATATCCTACATCCATAAACGCAGATTTTAATTCAATAATAAAAAATACATTTCTTCCTAAGATCAGATTTCATGACCTACGACATAGTCATGCGACACTTCTCTTACAAATGGGAGAAAATCCAAAAGTAGTGTCCGAAAGACTCGGCCACGCCCATATAGGAACTACGTTAGGTACATACTCACATATCCTGCCTAACATGCAAAAAAACCTCGCTGACAATTTCAATTTGATTATGGAATCTCCGCCAGAAAGGACAGATGAAGAGGATAATTCAACAACAGGTGGTCAAAATGTGGTCAAATTCAACTTTTAGATGATAAACATGGAGCATAAATCCTTTAATATCAAGGGATTATGCTCCTTCATAATTTCAATGTTATAAAACACAAAGTTTAGTGTAACAGTTACATGTAGTATTATCTAGTATGGATTAGTTGGTTTTAGTTTGGTAAATCAAGGGGTTATCGTACCTGCTGTTCGATCTAGTTCTATCGATTTATAAGTAGTATGTGGTCAATCAATGTTCCACAAATGCGGTCAAGGAAACAGCATTTATCCCTTATATATCGAGCATTTTAGCTGATTTTCATAAATTGTGGTCAAATTGGTCAGACCATTACATCATTCAATCTTTAATATTGCGTGGAAAAATACTCCTTTCTTCATTAAGGATTTTTCAACATAAAAAAGAACTGTGCTCCATTGATGAAGTTGAACTGCACCCCAATTGTTGGACATGAAATTAAAATCCAATAGTTGGAGGTGCTTTTTCTATGGCTAAATATTCATTAGAAATAAAATTGAAAGCTGTACAAGCCTATCTCGACGGCGTCGAGTCGTACAAAACCATTGCTCAACGGTATCAAGTAGGAGAAATGGATGTAGTGAAATGGGTGTCTCTATATCAAGAACATGGTTACCAAGCTTTACAGAAAAGATATACAAATCACTCTGTCGAGTTTAAAATGGACGTACTTAATTTTATAAACGAAACAGGAGCGTCCATTAGAAGAGCAGCCGCTGTTTTCAACATACCTTCTCCTCAAACCGTACGGACTTGGCA